TGCAGGGATTGGACCATTGGCATCTCTCCACACTTTGTGATGATATGGAATCCAATAGGAATCCTTAATCTTGTAATACAGATAAATCCTTCCAGTCTTGTCATTTCTCTCAACAATGGATCCATCTGGTTTCCAGTTGTCTGGTCTATTGCCTTTCTTGAACATTGATTCCTTGACCTTCTCATAAAGCTCTGGACTCATCTTCTTTCCTTTGTTGGCTGGTATGTGACCAGGTTTATATTGGAATGCTTTACCACCTTTTATGAGATTAGCTCTGCCAGATAAATCTGATTGCTTGAATTCCTGTGACTTCTTGAGACCCATTGTGAAAGCTCTGTTTGCCACTTGAGAATAAGTCAATCCAAGTTCATTGGCAAGATCCTGTGTCCTCTCGTTTGGAAATCTCTTTCTTATTATTTCGTTGATATTCATAAAACGCATCTATTGTTGTTGGTAAATCATTCTCAATAGCCATTCTGCTATACTCCCATGCCTCCTCAATCCATGACTTTTGTTTCTCTTCTTGCTCTTTCATATCTTCTCAACTTTAATGATTAACGGAGGCCACATGTCCATCTTCTTTATTGCATCCTCTGGACTGTTGGCTTGAATTGTTTTCTGTTGGATTATCCACTTGACATCCTTTACTTTGTAAGTTACTCTGAAATTCTTCATCTCTTTTTGCTCTTAAAAAATTGTTATATAAATCAATGTTGAATCTGCCTGACTTTTGCCACCAGTATTCATAATGTGCTGTGCTCATATCTTATTCTTGTAGATTGTTAAACGACCAATGGCTCTTGCACATGTGTCAATCCGATCATCATATTTCTCAGCAAGCTCATTCAAGCCAGATCTTTTCAAGTCTGGAATCAGAGATTGATACATTTTGATTCTGTACATGAATCCATCAATGATTGCATTGACATTCTCAATCTTTTCAAGTCTTGTGATTATCTCCTCTCTCATGGCATTAAACTTAACAAGGTGAATAATCCACCACAAACAATAAGAACTATTGTCAGAAGGCTCAAAACTGCACTCAAAAAAGATTTGTGTTCATCATTCGCTGGAAGGAATGGCTCAATAATGGTAATAAATTTTGCTTTCATATCTGTTTTGTTAATTATTATGATGTAAAGTTAAGAACTTTTTTCATTTATGAAATTATTTTAACATATTTTAACAAAGTAAGGAATAAAAAAAGGGAATGATTTTCACCACTCCCCTCTGTTGCTAACAATTAAAACAGATATGCAAGACAAATATACTTATTTTTTGAATCTCTTCAATAAAAGCTTTGCTATTTTTCCAATCAATCCAGATTGCTCATTGACATCAACCTTCACCTCACCATTGTTGATCTCAACATCAACCTTCTCTGAGTCAACCTTGATGCTTTTGTTGTCCTTATCTTTGTGTAGTTCAACATCAACCTTTGGAGTATCAACCTTAACATCAGTTACTCCATCCTTTCTGGTGATCTTTATATCAACATTCTTGGTATCAATGTTTATATTCAAGTTCTTTTTTGGTCTCCCTGGCTTTTTCATTATGCTTCATTTGTTGTTACTATTCCTTTTGCCTCAAGATGCACAACTCTCACAGATGCTGGCTGTGCAATCTTCCATGCAGTCCTTCTTGCTTGGCTGAGTCTTGACTTCTCAATGCGAGATACACTGACTGAATTGTTCTGGTTGCCACCTAAGACATGATAATGTGTTGAATCCTCACCAACATAGATCCCGACATGACCTCCTCCATTCCTTGTGAAAGTCAACACATCACCAAGCATTGGCACCTTTGCAACATTGCCATACTTATTCCAGTTCAATGCCCACAATGGAGCCTTGACAACTTGCAATCCAGCAGCATGACAACAATAAGCTATGAACAGACCACACCAAGGTATCTCATCATTAGTGTAAACCTTCTCAAGACCAAGAGCTTTAGCCCAGGATAGAATGGTTGGATTGTGTTGCTTGCCAACTATCTCCTTAACACCAATGTGCTTGACTGCCTCAACTAATATCTTGGGAGCTGTTTCTTTTTTTAGCCATGCATAGCTCATATTGAATCTCTTTGGATGTAAATATACTTAATTTTACGCTTGATTGTCAATAGGCTGTCCACATCATGCTTGAGTATCTCAACCTTATGGTTGTTTTCCTCCTCAAGATCATGCAGATATTTCTCTGCCTTGATTGTGGTTGCATCTTTCTTTGGTGCCTTGTATTCATGTGTTGGCATTGGTGCCAGGATTGCAAATAAAGAGCTCACAATTGTGGCTATCAATAGAATCTTATTGTCCATTTAATTTCTTGTTAAGTTCTTTTTGAAATAGAATATCTTGCATAAGTTTTTTATCCTCTTTCCTCTCATCATCACAATCATCAATCCTTTGTTGTTGAGTCTGAATCTCTTTATCCTTTGAATTGATTAGATACCTTCCAATGAAGATTAGAATTGTAAGTAATATAAAAAAGATATATGTGAATGGACTCTTTATGAATGTCTTGAAATCCAGCTTAAATATGTTTTCCATACTTATTATGCTAATATGTTTTATTCAATACAAAGATGTCAGAGTAAATTGAATTATTAACATTGTTTGAGCTCCATTGAGCTGTGATGTCTAATGTATTACTGATGGTAGTATCAAATGTTGTTGAGTTGACTGTGTTCCAAGCGAATCCTTGTTGAGTCCCAGATGCTAATTTTAAGATGTGGAATTGTGCCAAAGTCACAACTGATGCAACACCAGCTGCTCCAATGGCTCTGATTGTGAATGTGACATTGAGCATCCAAACTTGATTGGTGATTGCTGGCATTGTCAATGGTCCTGAATCACCTAAGTTCACAGATCCAGACTTTAATCTTATTCTTAATGTGTTGTTGTTCTGAGCACTCATAACTCCTCCCATATCAACTCTGAATGAATCACCAACTTGAAAGCCATTAGCTGGCACAGATAAACTACCAACACCTCCATCGATCAATGTTCCTTCTGTTGTTGTTGCTGTTAATGTTGGACTATTGGCTGTCTGTGCAAAGAGACCTACATTTGTTGTGGCTGATGGACCAGGAATGGTGACAACAGTCTCTCCTCCACTATCTGCTGCTGTGACTCCAGCTCCTGTGAATTTCAAAGTTGATCTCTGAGTTAATGCTGTGCTCTCATCCTTGATGGTATCATAAGCTTGAGCTGTGACATTGATGGTTGTTGTTGCCATTATATGTTGATATTAATTGTGTTGTTGGTTGTTGTGTCCTGTGTGAAGGTATCCTCAAGAGATCCATTGACATAAACTTGATATGTTGTTGTTGGATCTCCACAATCTCCACCTGGAGGATTGCCATTCTCAAAGTCATAGTTATCATAAGGAATGGAACACCAATCATTGTAGTCATATATTGATGCACTCACATTGATTGTCCATCCAGCTGTGACATCTGGTCCTCTGTTAATGAATGGTTGTGTTGTGATATCTCCATTGATATCCATGAAATCCTCAAATCTCCATTGCTGCAATGTGATTCTGATGTCATTACAGATGCTCAGGCAATCAGAATGAATCTCATTGATCTGTCTATACTCTTGGATGTTGTACTTATCACAGATTGAGATGACCATGTTCACATTCACAGCTTGAGCTGTCATAGATCCAGCCTGTAAAGTCACAACCATCAAAGGATATTGAGCTGCATCTCTTGACACAGCATCAATGTAATCACCTTGAAAGAATTCGTTTATCTGCCTGTGCTGTGTTGCTATTATTTCCAGCTCTTTCATTAGCTGGTTTAACGTTCTTTCCATCCTTATTAAGATATGCTTTTAATTTATCAATCTGTTTCTTAGAGAATTTCATTGTATCCAGTTTAATGGCTTGTATCCTGTCTTATCTTTCTTGACATACTCATTGCAATGATCAGAACACATATCACAATATTCTGGATATTTTGTTGCTTGGTCATCCATAAGGAAGCCAACAAGTCTCTCCTTGTAAAAGTATGCATCCTTCCTCAACTGATCTCTGAATTCATGTACCTCACTCAAAGTATTGGCTTGAAGATTCTCATCAGATACTCTTCCTGTTGCTTTGTTGGTCATCTTCTCAGTCAATAGCAATGCTGCTCTGTAATCAACGAAAGCAACCAAACATGGCACAACATAATCATTCATCAATGTGAGATAGTCAGGAGTCCAGTTGGATGTCTCCACTCTCAAAAGCAAAGCATTGTAAAGAGGAGTCCCAAGAGCTGGCTGAATATGCATGTCTTGACTTCGCTTGATAGCAACTGCCAAGAGCTTTGTATCTGTATTGTTGTGGATCAATCCTAATTTTTTAAGATTTTCCACTGATAGTAGGTAGTTCATAGTCTTATCGTTTTACAACTAATTGTTGAATCCATTCATGTCTGCACCATGGTGTTGATGCTTGAGTATCTGGATTGGTATACCATCCACCTCTGTACTTCCACACATCTCTGTATGGTGTTAACCTATTAGAGATAGCATTTATCTCATCTCTGGTGTATAGTCTATTAAGGTCCATTAATCTCTCACAGAATTGTCTTGAGCCACTCTTTGCTGGAGGGACATCAAGTCTTGTTCTGTATCCATATCTGACCTCAAATCTTTCAATTGGAATCTGCTCCTCTCTCACAAGTTGTGTTCCTAACTCAGTGACTTGTCCCTTTGTGATGACCTCCCATTTCATGAGTCTTGCCATTGACTTGGCAATCTCCTCAATGTTTGTGTTGAGAGCTGTTGCAATAGCATTACTGTCCTCACCATCTCCAATCATCTTAAGTACATTCTTGTCAAAGTCATTGAGCTCTGCTGAGATTTCTGCTATGGTTGCGAATAATTGGTCTTGCTTTGTGAATACCTCAGCTGATGGTGTATCCCATGCAATTGGAAATGTGGCAATCACCTCATAGTCATGAGCTGGCTCACCATATTGAGCAAAGTATCCTATCTCATCATCTTGATGGTCAAACTTGCATGAGCTCAATTGCTGTGCTCCTGGTTGCAATCCCACAATCCTTCTTGCTTGTGCCTCATCAATGGTTGGAAATGATGCCAAGACAATGCTCAATGCACTCTCGCTGGTCAATACTCCTTCCTTAATCTTAGCAACCACATCAATAAGTGATGCAATCTGTGCTCCGTTTAATGCACTCTTAGCAACATCAACTGGAGCCTCTGCTGTTGGTTGGTCAGTTGCTGTTGGTTGTGCTGCCACTGGTGCAACTTCAGCTGTTCCAATTGGTTTAACATCTCTTAACCTCACAACACCAACATCTCCAGAGAGTCTGACCATTTCATTCAATATCCATTCAAGTCTCTTCTGTCTTGTATCAACATAAGTTGTCTTAAAGATCTCAAATAAATCAGCACTTTCAGCTGCATTGAATGAGCCTTCTGGAGCAACACCAAATAATGAGGGAGCAACAACTGAATGAGCCACAAGAATGTTCTGTTGAACGCTTGACTCAAGAGATTCATATCTCTTATCAAGGTCATTGCCATTTAAATTATCAACTTTTGGAGCTTGATCTGCTGTCTCAGCAAAAGTGATTATAATATCTCCAGCATTCTCAATGCTTGATGCTGGTCCTTTGATTTGATTCTTGTATGCCTCTGCCTCCTCTTGTGTCTCTGGGAAACCATTGACAAATGTGATCATAGTTCCTGACTTGAATCCACTCTGCAATTCATACATGTGGAATTTACTGATGTCAACATCTGTCTGGATTGCTGTGATTCCTCCTTGATATGGAGGCTTTGGATATACTCCATGTTCTTTACGACCCTTCTTAGCTGGATCCTTGTAATACAATACAAATGATCCTGTCTTATTGGTCTCATCAAGAGCTGGCAATGTTCTTAGATTTGTTTTCTCAGCTGATTGCTGTTGCATTGTCCAGTCATCAGATAGATAGTACATTCTTTCATCAGATGAGATTCTGATTGCATCAATGGCAAGATACTCCCACACAGCAACCCTTGTCCCTTCTCTGTTCCAGGTACCCTTAACAGCGAATGCTCCGAATAATTCATAATCAAATGCCAATTGCTCAACAATCTCATTCATGTTGAAATCAGAATAAGGATTGGCAATGAATCTTGCAAGCTCACCAGATACAACCTCAAGACCTCCACCAGCAATGTAGTGAGTCTTATTCTTTATTATACCTTGGTGCCAGGCTGAGCCATTGTAAAGGTCCACCAAGAAATATGGATAGTCATTCTTTTTTCCCCATTTAATAAAGCCAAGCATTCTGTCTTGCTCCTCAATTGGAAGAACAAAGTCCTTTCGGAATGACATTGATTCAAATTTATTCATATATGTTGAATGTTATATTTGTTGAGAATTCTGCGGAAGGTGAGTCAATCTCATAGACATGAGCTCTGCCCTCCTCAACCAAGCCATCAGATAAATCTGGATTAAGATTGGTTGATGATGTCTGTTGATAGATTCTATATGTGTAGTATCCATCATAATCAAAGGTAACATCCACACCATCATCAAGCAAGAATTCATCATATCTGGATGTTGCTGTGCTCAGATTAGGCAGGATGCAATAGTACTTCAAGAATGATTGTTCATGCTCAAATTCAAATAGATAGAAAACTGGACTAACTGTTGTCAGCTCCGTTACTGTTACTATCAGATTTGAAGAGGTTCCCTTCTGTATTCTCAGCATTTTTAATTAGTTTAGGTTTACGCTTTTCAAAAATATGAAGGAAGCCAAGAGACATGTAATAGTCCTCTTTGCCTCTCTCAATGTCAACCCATCTACTCAATAGAGGTGACCATTGTTTTGTTCCTATGTATTTTTTTAGTATTTCCATGGTTTCAAATATACAAAAAAAGGAGGGACATAGCCCTCCCTTATTTATAAGAGTTTACAATTTATTAAATTGATGGAGATTGCTGTGCCAATAAAGCCTGATAAATAGCTGGATCAACATCTGGAACAGGATCATTCTCTAATCCTCCCATAATGATGTCATGTCCTAATCTGTCAGACTTCAATACTCCAGATCCATAGGCAGAAGCTTCAGCAATCTGAAGGCCTTCACCAAATCCAAGAGCAACAATTGTCCCATCAGCTTTCTCAACAAGAGCAACACACTCATTTTGTCCAAGCAAGTGAATCTCAGCACGCAATTCTTTAGTATCTGATGCTAAGATCATTGTCAAAGTCTGCTCGTACCAAAGAGTTCCATTTCCTTTATTCACTCGGATTGGTGCAGTGTAGCTTGATAAGTTTGATTTTAACTTATATAAGAACACCTCACCAGAAACAGTCAATGCATCAACTTCATTGTTGGCATTCACAGTCCCTACAGTCATATTCCCCAAAGGAAATATCATCACAGACTTAATACCACCTTTTCCATTGGTACAAGTTCTGTCATTATATCCAGCGGTCATTAAACATGCCATGATTTTGTCTTTTTTTTAATGTTATTAAATAGGGAGGAGTCACCCCCTCCCATTGTTAGTTATTAGTTAGGTGAAGATGTTCCGTTCCACACTCCGATCTGATCCAAGAATGGTACCTGAACACCAGCTCTGAACTTAGAACGTAGGTATATGACATCATCATCTTGCGAAAACCAGAGATCAAAGTTCTCAAAATCAGAGCTTAAGTCAGTTCCGAATACAAATTGAGATGCACGACCTGTGTAAATGTTATCAAGACCATTCAATCCATTTACTTTAACAATTCTCATGTTTGTTCCTGGAAGGATTAACTCATTCAAGTCACCAATGTTAGCTGGATTGTAATGGAATAAGTTATCATCAACCAAGTTCTTAGTCAAGAAATTAAAGTTTTCACGACCTGTGAAACAGATAAAGTCAGTAGCCTCAGCAACATTTGCTGGAGTATTTACGAAACACTCATAGAATACATCAAATGCATTAGTTGCAGAGATGGTTGCTGTTGATGATGTATTCAAATCAACACATCCATTGGCAACTGTCAAGAATTGACGGAATCCATTCATGAATGCCAAGTTACCTGTACCAGTAGCTTTGTTTCCTTTCCAGATTAACTTATCCAATTCAAATGAATGCAATTGCAATAAGTAGTTGATTAATTGTTGCTCAAATGGAAGAGTCTTATCTTCAGCCATTGCACCTGGGCGAAGACCTAACTGTGTCCAGAATCCATCAAGATCCTTCTGACAGAAAGACTTCATATAACCAAGAGTCTCAACTGCAATAGCTCTGTCAGTGAATACTGTGTCTCCAGATGGAGTCATAGTACAATCACCAGCTTGATAAACAACTGAGTCATCCAACAACTTTAATTCTTGAGATCCTTTAATCCCTTGTTGAATTGATAAATATTGTAGTGTGCGAGCTTCAGTAACTGAACGGACAATCAAGTCCTCTCTTTGCTCATCAACATACGCTGCAAGACCAGAAACATCCCAGTCAAATTTTCCTTTAAGATACTTTTTAAGTGACATTTTATTATTATTTATTACGTTTCAAAAACATTTGTCTGGCTGTCAAGTTGCCAACTTTGCTGAACTTCTCAGCCTCTTTGGTTTCAACCGATGGCTGGCCTTTAAAAGATTCGAATTCACTTTTTAAAGAGCTCAACTCATTTACCAAAGTTGTGTTATTTTCAGCAATAGCTTTGGTCATTTCTGCCAATCCTTCGACAGCTTTGGAGAATGCCTCAAGCTTTGCATTTACAATTGATTCAACTTGCTCTGCACTCATTGATTGTTCAACAGGCATAGCAGTCTCCTCATTTATCTTAGCGACAACAGCAGTTGCTACATCATAAGCAACTCCCATCTCAAGTCCTAATCTTTCAGCGATCACCTCAGTGATGTCTTCCAATACTTGTGGTAACATCTCAGCAGAGATTGCTTGAAAGTCTGAGCTTGTCTCCTCAACGGCAACCTCTCCAGCTCCTTCATTCTCTCTCTCATCAATGATCTCTGTGATTACTCCTTCAGCGTTAACCACTATTGATACACCAGCAAGTTCACCAGATAAGGCATGTGTGCCCTCTGGAGCTGGTATTCTTTCACCATCAGCAACAACAAAAACTGGCATCCCTACCTCAAGAGCATCATATTCAACTATGGTTGTTCCATCAGCAAGAGTTGCCTGTTCAAATGTGTCAACTGACTTAGAGAATTGTGCTTTCATTTCAGCAATCAATTCTTTAATAGTCTGTAAATCTTTGTTCATACTTTATTATATTTTATTGTTCGAAAATACCTAACTCTTTTAGCTTAGCCTCTGACCATCTCTTTGCAGCAAGACCTCCCCATAATAGATATGAGATAGTTCCACATGCTGAATTGTCATCTGGATTGTAATACTCCTCTGCTCTTGACAGATATGAATACATCCTTTTTATGATAGCCACAGAGACAGTCTGTCTATTAGCCAAAGTTGTTGCTCTTAATCTGCCAACCCTTGTGGCACATTTATTTCCATACTTCTGATTGAGCTCAATTCCTTTCTTGGCATTGTTGCTCACAGCTTCTGGATAGTCATTGTAAAATGTAATGTATTCCTGGACCTTCTTAAGCTCTTGATATATGGCTGAGAATTCATGCTCCCATCCTTTGCCAGTCTCAAGCAATTGAAAGACTCCCTCAATTGAGAAGCCTGTGAACATTCCAGCCTTAGCTGCATCATAGACATCCTTATTGGTCACCTTGTAGCTTACAATCCAAGATCCATCATTCTCATCCTTGAATCTTTCTGGAGCTGTGAATCCTTTTGACTCATCAATGATATATGACATTATCATATAGATACCATCAACTACTCTCTTGCTATCATGCTCAAGATTCACATTATTAAAGTTCTCTCTCCTTGCATAATCAAATACAATGTCCTTGATTGCAGATGGTGAAAAGTTCACATAATACTCCTCACCAGTCTGAGGATCTCTTCTAAATATGGGAGTGTTCGCAGATATAGCAACTCCAGTGATGACTTGCTCCTCATCATTGAATTGATAAGCAATCTTTTTGGAGAATGTTTCAAAGGATTTCTCATGTGCTGGATTGGCCACAAGGCTGTTGAATGATACTGTTGTTTCTGGATCATCCAGATCAATGATAATATCATAAAGAGGCAATTCTCTAATCATAATTATTATGTAAATTTGTTCGAAATGATATTTGTTTATCCATACCATAGCAGAGCTGAGTCTGACTTTGAAATCAAGCAATCAATTGCAATGGTCCTCAAAGTTTTTCCTGATGCTGAGATATGGACAGTTGGTAAGGCTGTGTCTGGTATCAACAACATTCCTTGCACTCAACACAACAACATCAGAGGATGTGATGTCACCAATAGAATGCTGACCTTTGCCAAACAGATTGGAGGAGATTTCATCTATATGAATAAGGATTTCTTCATCACTAAATCTTGGCAACCTCATGTGGCCATTAAGATGGGACCAATCATCATCAATGACAACCATCCACCACATACAAAGGTAGCTCAATGCAATACTCTTGAATTCCTAAAGCATAACAACTTTACAGCTCATAATTATGAGACACATACTCCATGTGTAATGAATAGCAAAAAATTGATTGATCTATTTGACAACATCAACTGGCAGAATGACAACCATTTCATTAAGTCAATCTATTGCAATGTGTATCAAGTTCCTTCCAAGGATGGATTCAATTGCAAGGTATCTGTGCCATCTATTGCCAAGGCTCAAGAATTGATTCTGCTCCAGGGATGTTTCTCAACTGGTGATGCTTTCTGGAATAAGACTTGTGTTGACTGGATTAAAAGCTTGACTTAGCCTCTTGTACTTGTACTTTGTTCTGAGTATTGGTGATGTCAGACTCCAATACAACAACCTGTGATGTCATTGTCTGACCTTGTTGCCCTTGACCAAGTTGTGTCAAGTCAGTTGTCTGAGTATTGGTATTGGCTTGGAATGAACTTGCTCCAGCTCCACTCAATGAACTTCCTTCTCCAGATGATAGCTGTGGTGGTGTTGGTGCAGAGCCAGCTTGATACTTCTGATTCATGATGGCCATTGCCTGTGTGATACCAATCAAGGATGCTGATGCAATGGCAGCAATACCAGCCGGTGATGGAGGAGGACCAAACTGAGCAATCCCTTTCACAATTGCTGATGCTGTGTCAATTCCAACCTGTGCTAATCTCAGAGCTTTCTCTCTTGCAAATTGTGCCTTCTTAATTTTCTCCTCTTCATTGAATGCCTTGAGTTGAACTTGATATTTCTGTTGTGCAAATTGCTCCTCAATCTTTTTTCGCTGATCAGCTGTCAATCCTTCTTGATTCAACTGAGCTTGCATATTGGCATCAAGATTTGCAAGATCATCTTCTCTATTCTTAGCTATGCTGTTAAGTCTTGCTTGGTCAATCTGATTGACAAGTTCATTAACTTTCTTAAGCTCATCCAATCCTCTCTGAGCTCCCTCAATTGCAGCTGTTACTCCCTTGAGAGATTCTTCTCTTGCCTTAACTTCATTGGCTTTGGTTTGCTCATCATACTTCTTATCAATATCAGCTTTCTTCTTTCTGAAATCCTCTCTAAGTTTCAATTGATAGTCAACGTATTGCTCCTCATCTATGTTGCCATTCTTTAAGTTCTCAGAGTTAATCTTCTCTTGCTCCTTGTACCACTCATCCAAATCAAGCAATTCATTCTCTTGGTCAGAATTCAAGTATCTCTGCCACTTATTCCTTAACTCTCTCTTCTTAGCCTCTGACTCAGCAATCTTATCAAGCTCCTCCTGAGTGTACTTATTGACAATGGCAATCCTTTCTGCTGCCTCCTGTTCATCAATCTGTCTCAATAGCTCAGCATTGTTATGAGCTTCATCTCTCATCTTCTCATATTTGATTGTTGACTGGAATAGCTCTTTCTCTTGACCTTCCTTCATCAAGTCCAGACTCAATTGGAATTGGTCATCCTCAGCCTTGATTCTGTCCTCATTTGCTTTGCGTTCAATCTCAGCCAATCTCTCAGCCTCTTTCTTGGCTGCCTCTCTTCTCTTCTCAGCTCTTGCTTTTGCTTTATCAGCTCTCTCCTTAGCTGCATCCTCCTCAGCTTTTGTCTCCTCAATTCTCAAGACATCAAGATCATCCTTTAACTTTTTATTTTCTTTGTACTGATCATTGCTGTTTTGCTTGACCTCTTTCAATGTCTTCTCTAATTGCTTAGCTCTGTCACTATCAGCATCACCTGTTGCTTTCAACAACTTAATTTCATCCTCATATGCTGCAATTTTTCGCTTTTGCATTTCAAGAATTGCTCTTCCAGATTTTAATGCAGCAACAAGTTTTTTCTCCTCCATCTCCTCTGTATTCTTGCCAGCAGCTTGTGCCTTCCTTATCTCAAGAGCATATGCATCATCAACAGCTTTTGCTTTCTTTTTTTCTGCTGATATCTTCTTGTTCATTTCCTTCTCAGTTGCATCAGTCTTGGCTTTTGCATTGGCCTTCATCTTGGCTGTCTGTTCATCATCCACAACTCCAAAGTATTCAAGAGCTTTAATTACTCCATAAATAACACCAATGAATGGAAACATTATACTGATTACAAGTTTAACTCCTGGTCCAAGTTTATTAAACCAATTATAAGCCTTCATCACAGCCTCAGATACCTTGTCAAAGTTGGTAATCAATAAACCTATTGCAACCACAATGGCTCCAATACCAGTTGCAATCAATGCCAATCTAAACAACTTCATTGCTGTGGTTGATGCTGTTGTTGCTGTGGCAAGACCTACATTCGCACCAGCCTGTGCTGTTGTTGCTGCTGTGTTTGCCAATGCTGGTGCAATGGAGCCAGTCAAGATAAAGTTCTTAGCTTTCTCAAGACCATTTCTGATTTGAATCCCAAGGATTGCCTCCTTATTCAAGTTATTCGATACAATACTCACAGCATTGACCAATCCCTGAACAGCTTGCAACTTGACCATTGTTTCTGTCAAAGCCTCAGACTCAACACCAGTCAATGCAACCGCTGATTGTATTCCTTGGAAGGCTGCTGCTCCAGTCTCAATTCCACTTAGTGTGGTATCAAGGCCAACAAAGTCTGATGACAAGGCTGTTGTCTGTGCCTTTAAATCTCCAATCTCATCCTTTAATCCAGCTGCATTCCTAATGGCTTGCTGTCCAATGGGAGTCTCAGCTCCAGCTGCCGCAGCAATGTTCTGGTATTCCTTCATTGTCCTGGTCATCTCCCTCATGGTGAGACCACCAGCCTCAACTCTGGCATTCAGTTCCTGGAGCTTTTGGTCAAAGGTATCTATGCCAGTATTATCTGCCGCTGTTTTTTGTGTTGCCTTGAGATCTTGATTCAAGTCATTGACAGCTGCATCCATAGCTTGGATGTCCTGAACACTGTTACCAGTGTTGACCTTCAGTGAGAATACAACTGACTTCTCTGCCATTAGTTATTTACTTCGTATTTTGGAAGCTCAACATTGTTAACCCAATCAATGATATCTTGATCTGACCAATCAGATGTATATGTGTATCCTGGAAAGTCAACACCAAAGATTGTGGATGCAGTTGTGAGCAAGACATTTGCTGTACATACTTTATTGATTATGTCATCAACAACTGTTGTGACTGTCACTGTTGGATTAATGATCTCAACATTGAACTGAGGAAATTTATAAGTTGCCATATTATGATAGTGTTGTTCCTGTTACGGTGAATGTTCTTACTCTGAAATAAGTATATGATGTTGATGTTGTCTTTGCTACTACAGTTATAGCACCAATATTATTCAAAACATATGCTTGTGTTGTTGCAGCAAGATTTGTAGTTGAACTCCAGTATACTCTTCCCGATGAAGATAAATTGAAAGGTGAATAATTCAATATATTATTTTGGTCATTAGCAAAGTTCATAAGATTCATTATCTCCTTAATATTTGCCAACCTCCATCCACTTGTGAAAGTTCCAACTGAATAAGAAAGTGAATTATCAACAGCTTGATTCCAAGTATTACCCGTTGCAATAGCTACTCTTGAAACACCCAAGACAGTATTGCCATCGTAAGTACTCCAATCAATGACAATGTTGTTTGTGTAAGTAGTTCCACCTAACTCATCAGTAAATCTATTCGTATTACCAAAAGGATTATTGCTTGCTAAGACTGTAAAGGATGTAGCTCTTCCAGCCTCAAGGTCACCATCATCACCAGTTCGATAAGATGTTGTCTGACCTGTTTTCATCAGTGTTGCTCCAACAGGAGCCTCTGGACATACTCCTCCACCTCCACCGATTTTAAAGTTCAATGCACTTATCATATTACTAAGATAACAGATCCAGATGTTAATTCAATTTCAGTAAACTTTGCACCATTCAATGGTCTTATGATTGCTCCAGCTTTAACAGCAATGGATGGGTCTTGAATGTATTTTCCAGTAACATCTGAATCTCCAATCTTTATACTTGTGAATATAGTATCCTCAAGAGCAACAATTGCATCACAACTCTGAACAACTGCTGCTGTTGTATTAACTATGTATGTGCCTTGTGCTGCTGATAGCACGCTTTGTGAATTTGCCATTTTATATGTTTTTTATGGTGGTGTAACTATGGTAGTTTGAATACCCTCTCCCTCTATTATGCGAATCAGTTCGACAACTGTGGATGTATTCTTGCCACTCTGATAGTCACTAACTTTGAGCAATCTATACACAACACCATCAATGTTGATTAAGTTTCTGAAATCAAGACTATTGATGTCTGATGGTCTCAGCATCACTGAGCAAGTCACCTTCTTTCCAAATCTTGATATCAATTCCTTAATGAACTTCTCATGATACAGATACAAGTTGTTGGTTGGATATGTTGATGTGGACCAAAACACATAGTCAGGCACACCAAAGTTGAAATCAAATGATGGTGAATCCAAGTTGTCCAAGTGACCAACATAAGGATATGATGTCTCATTGAATGGTGTTCCATTCTCATCCACATGAATCCAGTCTCCTGTCCTCAATCCTCCCAACTGCACAAGGAATGGCTTGCCTTTCTTTCTTTCAACCAAGCTTGAGCCATCCTCATTGAACTTAATCTGGAATGCTCTTGGAACAGTTAAGTCAGTGAATGTTGATGGTGATGTATCTGGAATGGTTGACAATACCTTCTGGCTGAATGGTAGCTTGAAATTGGTTTCATTGGTTGCAAATTGACTTTGACTCTCCACAATAAATGATCCATATTGTTCTTGGACATCATCAAAATAACGACCATTCCAATAGTCATCATCTGTCTCAAAATTAAACTTATAATTCTTAGCACTAAAGTTGATCGTTGGCTCAATCTGTATCTCTTTACTTCTGTCAATCTTATAAGTCCAATCAATTGCATCACCACTGGCATTGTAAAAATCAGCCAATGGCTCTATCTCAAGAATGGTTGGATCGGATGTCCTTGGCTTGACATATAAGTTGAACGCTGTTACAAGTCCTTTAAAGAACACATCACAAGTCATGTCTGGAAGGAATGCACCAAGAGATACTGTACCTCCAGCTGTCAATGTTTGTGCTTGCTTTAAGATATCCAACTCAGCTGTGTTGCTCACAATCTGTGTCCTCAATCCATTCAGTCCAGCAGTGCCTCCAATTAATTGTGGAGTCAAGATAATGTATCTGACTTCAAATGATAAGGTATCATTAATCAATAAGTTTATCTGTCTTGAATAGTCAAAATTAAAGCTCTCAGTATGTCCAGTTGCTTGACCATTCAATGCTCCAGAATATATTGTGTCAAAGGATATTAGAATGTTGTTCTTATACACAAGCAACTCAAGTCTGTAACTGCCATACATCAATGAAGCAGATTGAGTATCTGTGAAAGTTAAGTCATGATCACCATAATAATGAACATTAAACAATCCAGAGGATGCAGCCACAAACAATAAAGGTGATGAGCTTTGAGCTTGATTCAAGTTGTCTTGAGTCACTGTAACCTCCATGATGTCCACAGAGTTTAAGCTATTTAAAAACCATATAGCACTATTGCCATAACTATAACCAGATACATTGGTATTGATGATTGTGCCAGCTCCGACATTGTTATTCTCTGTTGAAAACAAACTATCATTATCAGCCTGAACTTGTGTGATGGTTGGCAAGTCTCCTCCAGGATATGCCATCAGCATCCTCTTGAATCTTTGGCTCTCAAGGAATCTACTGCTCCATGTGATGCCACAATAGTTGAAAGCTTTTGTCAATATATCATAGCAGAATACCTGAGGAGGAATCTGCTCAACTGCAAAGGTGGAAGGAGTAGCACGCGTGAACCCGTAATCAATCAAGCCGTAGTAATACCCTTTACCCTTCCATCCTTGCGAGTCTTGGTTGCTGACAGGAGCTCCATTGAATTGTACTATCCCCGCCCATGTATCTTGTTGGTTGTCATATGTCAATGCATGGTCATACTCTGAATATCCAAGCTCATTGACCTTAATCTTTGTAAGTCTTGAGATGTAGTCAATCGTATCACTTACAAGAGTTATGTCAAAGGACCATACTCCATCATTGAGCTTGCAGTTCATTAACTGAGCAACACCATTGAACTCAAGCAATCCATTCTGATAGTATTGACATTCTGCCTTGATGCTTGGATCAAAGTCAATGAAATCACTATCTGTATTGCTGATCTTATCTGTTGCACTCAAAGTGTATACACTCAGCATCAGTGATGTGTTATTCTTTGTTCCTGGCAATGTGATGGTCTTGGACTTATTGCCCTTCCTTGCATTCAAGTCCTTGATGTCACTGATATTGAATGTCAATGGAAAGGGAGCATCTTGACTGATGTCAACAAGCCTCCCATTAATGAATAATTCTCCAGCCATTAGTTAAGTTGTGATCTATATGTGTATGTTCTTTCCAATGTAATCTGCTCCTGTATCAAGCCATCTCTCCTCCTTGTCTTGAGCTGATAGCTTGTGTTGGTTACTTTGACTGGCTCGAATGCTGTCCCATCCTCAACCTCAAGATAAACTGATGGTGATTCCATCAAGCTCCTTACCAGCCATTGTTGAACAGATTCATAAATCCAGTCAGAATTCAAGACCAACTGATCTGCTGATGTCTTGGCAAAGTCAACCTTCTCACCTTGATAAAGTGGATATGTGTAGCTTGTATCATCCCAGACTCCTTTCTCTCTCTGATATCCATAGGATTGTACTGTGGATGAATCTGTTGAAACCAATGAGAATGTGAATGCATCCCAAACACCATACTTATTCAACCAATGCAATCTCCTTGTCTCATATCTCTTGCACTCTCTGTCCATATAAACTCTGAACACTTCACCTGATCCAGAATAACTTCCTCCAGTTTGTGCTCCTCTTGGTGTCAACTCATAAAAAACACAATCATCAAAGTCAGTCTGTGTTATAACTGTGTTGGCAATGATTGCCTGAGGAGATGCATCAACAACAGGAAATTGATTGGCTGTGAATGCCTCTGTATGTTGAACAATGATTGTGTTGTTGGCATCATACAATCTGTATCTAACTTGGAAATATCCTGGATCACCATTCAAGATGCCCATAAACAATCTCTCATCATTGCCAAGGAAATACTTTCTATCTCTTGGCCAATCAGTCAACCATGTGACTCCACTGCCAGAATTCGGATTGCTTGTTGACACTGCATGATCTAAATAATCCCATGCAATAAAGTCCTGATGTCTTAATGCTGCATTGATACCATACAGAGTTGAGCTTGTGTCACTGGCTTGAAGCTGTGGTACTGGTGAGCCATACTTCTCATAAACAATAATGTAATAGTCATTGATGGCCATG